TTCAATGAGGTGTTTAAATCCACGACCAGGTAAGACAGCAATCATCATTGACCACGCTAATAATTTTAAGTCGTTTGGTTATCCAGATGATGACCGTGACTGGAAGAAAGCAATTGTATCAGGCAAGCAAAAGAATAAGACATTACTTAAAGATCCTGGAATGTCTATTGTTACTTGTGATTACTGTTTTGCAGTAGTGAAAGCTAGTGAAGTTAAAGATGGCAAATGCCCAATTTGTGGCAAGACTATCAAAGTTCATGAAGCAAAACCGATTAGTGATGTTGATTTAGTCGAAGCTACGAAAGCTAGAAAGCAGTTAGTTAAAAAAATATTACACGATAACGTTTATCAGAACGTAATTAATAAAAATGTTGGAGAATTGCACACCATGGCTGAACTTCAAGCATATGCAAAAATACATGGATATAAGCCAGGATGGGCATGGCATATGGCTAAGAAGAGAGGGTTGATTAGAAAATGAGTGAAGAAAAAGATAAGACGCAATTAGAAAAATTAATTTATATTGAAGCAGTAAAACGTTATGAAAATGATTTACAAAATTTAGCAGTTGCTTTTGTTAAAAATGATTTTGGCAATATTGCAGTTAAACTCAGTAAGTCATTTTATCCGACTAAAATTAATGAATGCTTAAAATATCATGGTAATCAACTTGAATTTTGTACAGATTTTGGGTCACCGGATAAAGGGAAAAAAACATTTGAAAGAATCATGCAAACATTGATTCCTGAATTTTATCAATATAAACAACAAAATATTGAAAAACATGTAGATGAAATTACTGCCAATATCTTTAACAATCTAAACGATATTAAACAGTTATTTGAAGAAAGGAATTAAAAATGATTAATTTACCTAAAGATGAAAAATTAAAGCCTAAAACTCAACCACATAACTTCTTTATTTATGGGAAAACTATGTCAGGAAAATCTTATTTTGCGAGTTTCTTCCCACATCCACTAGTCTTGAACACCGATGGTAACAGTGAACAGGGTTCAGCTCCATCAATTCAGATTAGAAATATCCGTGATAGTAACGGTGGTTTGAAGCAATCAGTAATTAAACAACTTGATGATATTATTGTTGCTTTGCAAACCCAACCACATACATATCAAACTATTATCATTGATGTTATTGAAGACATTTGCGTAATGATGGAACAAGCAATCGCGCTAGAACACGGTGTAAAAACTATTGGTGATATTGAGTGGGGCAAAGGTTATGGAGAACTAAACGTAGTACTTCAAACATTTGTAATGAATTTGAAGGCTTTACCAATGAATGTAATTTTTATCAGTCGTGAAATCGATGTGATCGATGACAATTCAAACGTAACTGAATCAAAACCAGCTTTGAAAGATAAGTATTACAACATTGTCAACGGAAATTGTGATTTAGTAATTAGAACTCAAAAGCTAGGTCCTAATAGCTACTATCGCAATGTGATTGATCGAAGAAGTGCATACGAACCCGAAAACGTAACTAATAAGCGAGTTTTACAGTTACTTGAATCTTGCCACGGCATGTTCCCACCTAAGCCACAAACTAAGAACGAAGAAAAGAAGGAGACTAAATAATTATGAGTATGACAGACATTTTAAAGAATTTAAACAACGGCGGTTTTGACCCAAACAAGGGCAAGGTTGAAGAAAATAATGCTATTCCTGATGGTACTTACAACGTTTCAATGAGCTCAGTAACTCACGGAGTTTGGAAAAACTCGAATACCGACTATATCCGTTTTGATATGACTATTCTTGATGGCAAAGAAGCTGGACGAATTGAATTTATTACTCCAACCCTTGCACAAAAAACTTCTAAGGGTACCCCTATGCCTGATTACGTTTTAAGTCTTTCAATTCAAACAATTAAAATCATTGGAGCGATGGTTGGCTACAATGTGCCGGATGATCCATTCATTACCGCAATGACTAATGAGACTGAAGCTTATGAAGAATTAAAGAACGGTTTTATGCCTTATGTTGGTAAGACTCTTCAATTGACGATTAAGAGCAGTCCTAATAAGAAGAATCCAGACAGACCCTACAGAAACTATGATTTTGCTAAGTTAGAACAGCCTCAGATCGCGGCAGTAGATCCTAAAGATGATCCATTTGCAGCTGCTAAAGATCCTGAAGAAATTACTGATAAAGATTTGCCATTTGACTAAAGAAAAGAGAGTTAACTATGAACATTAAATATCCAAAAACAGAAATTTTAGCAGTAATGGGTTCTAAAGTTTACCCATTATATGTAACAGCAGATGTTGATGAAGTTATTTTTAATATGCAGGCTTCTCATAGAGAGGATTTCTTAACTTTTAAAACTGCAATTAAGAAGAGTCATGGTCAAGGTCTCTGGTATCCAGGCTGCGGTGAAGAACCATTCTGGACCAACTGGGCCGTTAAAAAGAATGCTATTAAGTCATATGTGAGCTTACCAGAGCCTAAGGTAAGCGTTGATTATGGCTATGATCCAGAGAGGTTTTAAAAATGCATCCTAATTTAGTAAATTATGCGCTTAATTACGCTAGCCACGGTTTCTCTGTAATTCCAATTGGAACAGATAAGCGCCCGTTAATCAAGTTCGCGGATAAGCCGCCCTTGACGGGCGATGAGATCAAAAGAATATGGCAAAAATATCCGACCGCAAATATCGCTTTGAAAACAGATAAATTCTTTGTGATTGATGTTGACCGACATGAAGGTGACGGTATGGAGTCTATAAAGGCTTTAAATCACAATGAATGGTTTAAAAATACGCTCACAGAGCGTACTGCACATAATGGTTTTCATTTTTTCTTTACTAAACCTAAAAATATTGCAGTTCAACAAAATATCGGTTTCTTACCTAATGTGGACTTGAAAGCCCATGAAAATAACTACGTTGTTGTTGCTCCATCAATGCTAGGTGATAAATCTTATCAATGGCTTAACAGTGAGCCGATGAAAGAGCCACCTAAAGAGTTACTTGAATTGATTCTTAAAAAACAAAAAGAAACCATTCCTGTTGATGATGATTTGAAGGGCGCTTACATCACTAAAGATAAAACAGCTACAGCACAACTTTTTGAAAAAATTGTAGATGGTTTAGGTGAAACCGGTGGAAGAAATAATGCTTTAGCTAGTTTTATGGGCGGCTTATTATTTCGCGGTGTCGATCCTAACAAAGCTTATCAACTTGCAATTATTGCAAATAGTAATACTAAAGACAAGCTAAGCGATGATGAAGTTTATAAGACATGTGAAAGCATGTTAGACAAAGAATTGAGGCGAAGAAATATAGATGACTAAAATGAAAACTTTACCAGCTGAAAAAGTTGATAAAGTGAATGAAGACAACAAAAAGCCAAAACTAAATTTTGATTTAACTGATAAAGACACAATCAAAACTACTAGTACTAAAAATGTGGCATTAATTTTACAACATGATCCAAATTTAAAGGGAATCCTTAAATTTAATCGTTTTACTGATGAAATTGATGTGGTTAAGCCAGTAACTTTATACTTAACCAAGCAAGGCATTCCAAAAATTGTATTGCAAAAAGGGCAGCTTAATGATGGCATTGTAAATGATATTGTGCTCTACATTTCGGTTAGTCCCGAATACAAAACGACATTTAAGCCGAATTTAGTTAGTCAGGTGATCGATTCAGTAGCACGGGCTAACTCATATAATCCAGTAATTGATTATTTTGAAAATTGTTTAGCTAAATGGGACCAGAAACCACGGCTTGACGACTTTTTACAAAAGTATCTTGGTGCTGATGAATCTGAAGCTACAAAATTAACTGTAAGGTTATGGTTTATGGGCGCTGTGGCTAAGGGCTACAATCCGTTAACTAAATTTGATTATGTTCTTGATCTTGTTGGTGGTCAGGGGATTGGTAAAACAACACTTTTAAGAGAAATTGCGCCTTGTGGCTTTTATACTGATCAATTTAACTCATTTACTGATAAAGATGATAAAGCAGAACTAAAAAACGCTCTAATCGTTAATGATGATGAAATGACTGCTTCAAACCGCTCAAGCTTTGAAGTGGTTAAAAAATTCATTACTGAACAAGTTTTTAGATACCGTCCTTCATATGGTAAGTACATCATGACTTTTAATAAAGGTTTTGTGATGGCTCGAACCACTAATGAAGTACAGCACTTAAAGGACAAGTCTGGTGACAGACGATTTCTTTCAATCAAGTGCGATGAAAAACGTCAAAGAGTGCATCCTGTTGAAGGATTGAAGCAAGAAGAAATTGATCAAGTTTGGGGTGAAGCTGTTTATCTTTGGAAACACACTAAAGATCCGTTCAAGCTTTCACCTAAACAAGAAGCTATCTTAGCAGACAACCGGCAACAATTTTTAGCAACCTCTGAAGTTGAAGATGAAATTAAAGTTTTACTTGATGGACAATTCAAAGATAGAAAATTCATTTCTAATCAAGAAATGCGACAAGCTTTATTAATTGGACTTGGTAGAGAAGTTAAAAGTAAAGACATCAAAACTATGCGCTATGTAATGAGTCACATGGGATTTGAAGTTGGTGCTAGTGGCTATGATCCAATTTCTAAGAAATCTTCAAGAGGATTCAAAAAAATGTGATGTTTGTGATGAAAGTGTGATGCCCTTCAGCCTTACTCTCTCTAAGAGTTATATAAAATACATCACATATCACAGTAATAAATAAAATAAGTAAATAACTATTAATAATATATATAGTACCCATGTATTATTAATAGTTTACAAAAGAGTGTGATGAGTGTGAGAAATGTTGAAGATGTTGCTATATCAACGTTTGTTAACATCACGGTGACATCACATTCATCACGGTATGGAGGTAAAAAATGTTAGTTAAAGATCCAAATTTACTTTTTAAAGATGATGGTAATCGTTCACGATATATTTATGTTTATTTTGATGAACCAGAGCTGGGAATATTAGAAGACTGGCTAGATAAATACAAGGGCACTGTAATTAACAGCCTTGAAGTAAAACCCTATGTTTATAAGGAAAAGGATAAAAATGGTGAGTATATAGAATGTATGGCATCAAAAGTAATTGTAGATGTTTCTATTCCTAACAAGTATTTTTATAAAGGTGTTAGTAGCCCTGATAATTATTTATAAGCTGGAGGACATTCAATGAAACGCAGAATTAGAAAGAAAAAATTAATATTTGAAATCTATCACATTAATCAAGCTATCATTAAAAATGCTTACTTGAGAGATAAGTATAAGAATGATTCTAGTATTAATGGCTTAATTGCTAAATTTGCCCTTCCCGTTGCTGATGCGAACCTTAAATTTAAACAACGGCTGTTAACTAATAAATTGAAACGAGGTGATTATTAATGGCTAATAAAATTGACAAATTATTAACTCAATTTGACAGAACTGAAACATCGAATCCGTTTAAATTCTACACTGATAAACTAGCGGCTACCTTACAAGAAAAAAATGATGCCTATGGTGATAGCTTTACTGAATCGGTTGATAAATTCGGTAAAACCGTTATCGCAGTGCGGTTATCTGATAAGTTTAATCGGATCTGTAACCTTATTAAGCGTGGTGAGCTTAAAGAAAATGATGAATCTTTAGAAGATACATTACTAGACACTGCAGGTTATGCAATTTTAGGTTTGAAGTATTTGGAGGAACATAAGAATGAAAAAAATTAGAGTTTCTTGGGAGTATCCAGATATTTACACTCGTCCAGATGATCCTTATATGCATGAAGATTTTGAAGTAGATGATGATGCTACTCCAGAAGAAATACAAAATGAAGCTGAAGATATCGCATTTGAACATTTTGGCTGGTCGTTTTGGGATGTAACAAAGGAGCATGAAAATGAAAGTTAAAATTTTTTATGAATACGATGAGCCTACGAATAGATATGGCTATTGCAAGGTTCCTTTAGAAAAAAGGATTAATGACTTTATTAAAGATAAAAAGGTTATTGACATTAAGTATCAAGCAAATATAAGTAGTTATGCTAATGAATCTTTTCATGATACTGACGAATTGGAACGGGCATTAGTTATGTATAAGGAGCATGAAAATGAAACAAATTAGTTATGACAGTGCCGTACAACTAATTTATCAATATACAGATAAATTGGTTAAGGAAGGCAAACTAAATAAAAAGAAGGATAATTTTTCTATATTTTTA